TATTTATATTGATTGTTTAAATATTAGTTATAACTTATTATTTAACTAAAATGGCAGGTTGGATTAAGCATGAAATTAAAATTAACCGGAGCTGGATTCGAAAATTATACAGGTCAAATGGGCGTGGTATTTTTTGAAAATGGCTTATCGAAATATGACGTGATGCCTAATGATGCAATTCGCATTGCAAGTACCATTGGCGCAGTATGGGAAAACGGCGATCCCGCGAATTTAGGTGCAATTCATACACAGAACCTTATGACTCCCGCACCTGATATTCGCCAACAGTCGGGACTTGAATTGCTGCACTCGATTACTGGTCATGCTCACTTAAATGCAGATCAGGTTCAGCAGCATTCCGATCAGGTTGCCAGTTTAACGACTGGGGTAGAAAAGCAGGAAAGTACAGCCAAGAAAGCGGAACCTAAATACACTCAGGAAGCTTTGGAAAAGATTGCTGATGAAAGTGGCATTGCGGGATTACGCGAGATTGCAGCCGAATTTAATGTCAAAGGCAATTCAATTGCCACATTAATCAAAGCCATCATGAATGCACAGGAATAATACCTGATGAATTACTACCTTGCCGGAACGTCAGTATCTCTTCCTATCAACTTTGTCGATGACGACGGAAATCCCCTTGAAGTGACCCAAGGAAGCTACCGTATTGTCGATCAAAACGGTGTAGAGATTAAGCCAAAGGCCGAATTCGATGTCACCCAAACCAAGGTAACTGTAGAGGCTGAATATAACCAGATTCCCGCTCTCAACCCTATGGAAATCAAGGTTGAGGACATGGACTCAATTGAGATCGATCATTTGCGTATTCTCCAATTTGATCTAATCAATCGGGATGGGAATACCTATGCGTTTGACGTCAGCTACCTCATTTCACCAAGAGAACGGTTGATTGTAGGTTTAAACAGTTTTCAGACATTAAATCAGGCAAAGCTGACAGCATTGACGATGCCGGAAACGGAAGTTTTCCTCACAGAAGGCGAAGTTCGTAAGGTAGCGGCTTTGATTGAGGCGAGACAGCGGATTTGCACGCTCAATATTCCAAGTGTCAATTTACGAGCCACGACACCATCCGCCTACCAGAAGCTATCAGAGCAATTTAAGGCTGCCTTGAGAAAGGCGCAAGTTGCGGAAGCGAATGCAATTCTTGGCGGTGGTGATCCCATCGAATTAGCTCTTGCACAGGGCCTTAAATCCAAAACCATTGGCGAAACCCATGAGAGCTATATCGGTGGGCGACAACTCAGGTTAGCGGTTAGCAAGGCAACTCTAAGATATTTGAGTGGCTTTGTATCGACAAGCAAGGTTATTGCGAGGGTTTAAAATGGACGAACAAAAGCGCTATTTGTTGGATTATTTCTCAATGAGATTCACGAGTCTCATGGATAATTATGTTATGGCAATAAATGGCGCTTTTTTCACTACAAGGCGCGCAGGCTATACGCCTTCGCAGTATCAGATTGAAAACGCCAAGAATTTTGTGGCTAACGCACATTATTTATTCCTTGAAGCTGCTGGCAACACTCTTGAGCAGATTGCATCAAATTTGGACGCTCAAGAGGTGGCTTACAACATGTTCGAACTTGAACATGTCAAAAATCAACTTGTATCTATTTCCATTGATATGTTGCGCCAAGCGAACCGCGCAATTTCTACAGGAATCCAAAACAAGGCGATTGAACTGCTTGGAAAGAATAATGCTCACGGCGCAATGGGCTTGTTAGTACAAAAGAAAATGGCTGAACTGGAAATTACCGCAACAGATAGTGCAGGGCGTAAATGGAGAGAGCCATCTAGTCTTGTAAAAACCATCGTTCGGGATTTCATTTATCAATCACTTGTAGATCACCAGATTAAGGCATTGCATGAATCTGGCATTGACCTGATTGCTGTACCTGACATTGATAAGCCTGTGTCCATTCAAGGGCAGGCAGGTTATGTGGCTTTAAAAGACGTAAGACATCACTTCCATCCGAATGGATATGACTTACCTGTAGGCTACACAGATGTTCACACCTAATCAGTTCTGCTTCGTTCGGGCAAGGAATGGCTATGATCACTTCGGTTTAGCCAAATTTGGGCTAAGACGAAAGGAACGTTGCGCCATCGTCAAGATGATTCAGCAAAGCAACAAGACCTCAGTTCGTGCGGACTCGTCTGCTTCGCGCGGCAACGCAAGGGAAGTGGTTGCAGATCTGGTCATTTTGCTTGAACCCAAAACCACGGCAACCATTGACTCAATCATTGAGTTTGGTGGGGACATGTATGTGGTGAAATCAGTCCATAAACGGTTTGATATTCGCGGCAAGCATGATCACACCGAAGCGGCATGTACCTACTGGAGTGATAACGAATGAATCCACTAATTCCTATCGCTCAAATGCTCAATGATGCAGGGGTCGCCACTTTAGGGCAAAACCTGTTTATCAACATGATGCCAATTTCCGTAACAAACGGAATCCTGCTAAGGAATCCAATCAACGGAACCAAAATTGATCATGAGTTAAAGGGTCATTACAACACCGAATTCAAGGTCATTGTAAGGACCACCAATTATGAGACGGGTTATAAATTGATGAAGAAGGTATTCAAGCTTCTTACACTGGATAACCATTTTGTTGAAGGTATGCACATTAAACAATGTTATCCGGACAATGAGCCAATCGAATATCCGATCTCAGAAGGGAACACTCTCGAACTGGCATCAGACTTCAAGATTGCCTTTAGCGAGATTACCTAATGGCCCGAAAGAACCTTCAGACCACAGGACTCAATGAGCTTCGCAAGAAACTCACCAAGTTAAGTGAAATGCCAAATGTTCTGGATTCCGAGCTAGGCAGTATTGCCAAACAGATGCGCGATACTGCCAAGGCTATGGCACCCATTGAATATGGTGGATTACGCGAATCGATCAAATATCGTCGGGTCGGTTATGAACGTAACAAGCTAGGACAGTTCTTTAAGGGAGGCTTGGGTCAGCATACCGTTTACGTTAATTTGAATCAGCCGAGTCGCGGAGCAACGGTTGCAAAGTATTTCTTCTTTGTACACGAGCACATGAGCGTCGGTCGTACTGGAGGAGAGTTCCAGCCTTCCGAATATTCCGTGATGAATAGCGCACTACTTGGCGAAGTTGCGGGCGGTCGATTCATGGAACGGGCCAGAGTCAAATACGAAGTGCAAATTACCAAACTTTTGCAGCACAGAGCGGACGAGTTTATTAAAACTTTGTTCTAGTGAAAGTGTTTAAATTCCAAACATTATGGTATTCTTGGCAATGCAATTATTAGTAAGCGCTTATTAATAGTATTGGAGTAATGTATGGCTAACAACGATACCTCAAACGTTAAGCTTGGTGTATGTAAAGTCTTCTTTGGCGGTGTTGATCTTGGCTTCACCAAAGGTGGCGTTGAAGTGACGGTAGAAACTGAAACCCACGAAGTTCAAGTAGACCAATACGGTAATACCCCAATTTCTGAATATGTAATGGGTCGTACCATTACCGTAGCCGTTCCTTTGGCTGAAACCACGTTAGATAACCTTGTTGCCACTATGCCGGGTGCAAAACTGGTAACAGATTCAACAGCCGGAACTTCAAAAGCCATTGTACCTACAGGCGTTGGCGTGAACTTGCTTGATTTCGCTGACGAGTTGGTATTGGTTCCTAAAGGCGTAAACGGCTCATTGAACTACAACGATGCAGTACGCGTTCCTAAAGCGGCAACTCCGGGTGCCATGACCTTTGCTTATAAGCTTGATGAAGAACGAATCTTCAACTGTAACTTCAAAGGCTACCCAGTCATTGAAGGCAATGATGAAGTGCTTTATCAGGTCGGCACAGTTACACCACCAGCAGCTAAAGCTTAATTTTCTCACAATATATTAGTAAGCACTTACTAATATATTTATGCAGCCTCATACCCGTGAGGCTGCTTTATAAGATTTTTCAGGAAGTTCGCTTATGAAATTACTCAACCTAGATCCATTAGTTAAATCAGTAGAAAAACGTGTAGTCGTCGTAAATGGAAAAAATCACGAAATCCGCACATTGAATGTGGAGCAGTTTCTCCAAATCGTCGATGAGTCCAAGTCGATTGTGGAACGCGCAGAAAAGGGCGAATTCACATTGGCAGATGAAGTTCGCTTAACGAGAAAAGTCGTCGGCTTGGCTATTCCAACCATGACGGAAGAAGAAATCAACAAGCTTGACGTAAGCCAGATTCAAGCCATTGCTGAATTTGCAAAAGGCAACGACGTCGAAGGGGTAGAGGAAGTCTCATCCGAAGAGACTCAGGAAGACCCAGAGGGAAAGTAGAAGTATTGGCAATCGATTTTGGCTTCATCTTTTGCCAAATCATGCACTTCTATTCAATGAGCTATGAATGCGTATTGAAACTACCAATACGCATTTTCTGGCTTCTTAGCAAAAACATTCAACGCATTCAGGCCAGAAACGACTTACGCCATCTAAACGTTTCTACAGCAGCCACGTTTGGTGCGGCAGCGTTCATGAGCGGTAACAGTAAATCTACCTTGACCAAAGACGTTACCGACCAATTACTCGCGGAACGGGGGGATGTCGTAAAAGTTAAATCAAATCCATTAGAAGCCAAATTGGACAGAGACGGTCTTGAAATGCTGCGAAGACTTAGCGCACCGAGGCAGTAAATATGGCTGGCGAAATTAACAATACGCTCAAACTTGATGTCAATCAATTTGACCAAGCTATTCAAAAGGCATCAGATCGCCTAGATAAGCTAGACAGCAATCTGGGGAAAACCAACGCTTCCGTCGAAAGCTTGGAGAAGATTCTTAGTGGTTTGGGCGGAGATATTCGCCAGCTCTCTTCCTCATTCAAAACGCTTGATGACAATCTGGCAGCTTCCTTGAAAATGTTAAGTGGGGTTCAGAAAAATACTGACTCACTTTCACGCTCATTGGATAGCGTAGACAAATCGGCATCAAAAACTGCCAAAACCACAGCGCAAGCAGCCAAAAGTATTGAAAATTTGGCTGACTTTACGCAAGCCTACGAGAAAAAGCTCAAAAATTTAAACCCACTTTTGAATAGAGTTTCAAAGGGTCAGCAGATTCTTGAGGCACACGCAAAAGCGACTGGTGACGAACTAGAGAAGCAATCAAAACGAACACTTGCGAATAACGCTAGAGCTTTACAGGCTGAGATTAAGAATAACGAGAAGCTGCTCGCTGAACGCCGTGAAATGGCTTATAAGGCCGCACAGATTCAGAAACGTGCGGAAGTTAATTTAGCAGTACAGCAAAAACTTTATAACGGCACATTCTTCGGCAAGAACAAGAATTCCACTTCTGAAAAAGCAGTGGAAATGCGCGCAAATATTGAATTGTGGCGTAAAGAGGCAGATGCGGCCAAGCTTGTTAAGGAGCAAATCAAGTCTGTCATTCGTGATATTGAATATCAAAATGGCGAGCTGCAAAAAGGTGTAAACCTGCTCAATCAGCAGATTGAACGCACCCGCGCACTTAAAAACCAGCAATCTGTAGAACAAGCCAAATCCCGTCAGGAACAAAAGAGCCTAGACACAGCACGTAAACGCCAAGAGCTTGAAAAGAGAACCGAGGCTTGGTGGAAAGAAGCGCTCTTTAACCGTGAACGAAGAGAGGAAGAGGCTGAGCGCAGACGCATTGAAAAACGACGTCAATTAGAGCAGGAGTATTCAAACTGGTTTAATCGCGAACTCGACAAACGCGAACGCCGAGAAGCCGATGCACGCCTAAAACAGCGCCCTCTAATTCGAAACATCGATGAAGAACGCCAAGCTCAGACACGAACTGCGGATGCTCGTCGTAAGCTGGAACTTGATTATACGGGTTGGTGGACAAGAACGCTCAATAACCGAGATCAAGCTGCTCAACGCGCTGCCGAGCAGGCGGAACGTGACGCTCATCGCGTGAGAATGCAGCAGCTTAATGAAGAGCGTAAGGCTCAAGAGCTATTGCATCGAGAGCAAATGTCTGTTGCCAAAGACCTTGCCGCAATGTACGCAAGTATCAAGATCAATCAAGGTCTAGGCGGCGCTGTACACAAAAATATGGAATTAGAGCAATCTAAATTCCGTCTATCATTGTGGAATCTTCCAAAAGAAGAACAAGAACGATTCCTTCAAAAATCCAGAGATTTAACCAAGACTGAGAAATATCTCACCAATACAGAAGCCATTGATGCCCGTCTTGACGCTATGGCTGCAATGGGTGGCAACCACGAAAAGACCATTGATGCCACATTAGCAACTGCTACCCGTGTGGCTCACATCTTACGTGCAACGGGTAATGAAACAGGTTCAAACAGCGACCTAGTGAAAAACTTGTACGGATTCGCCGAATCCCGCCAAGTCATGAACAATGTCGATGAAATTAACAAATCATTCGAGACGCTGTTAAAAATCTCCAATATTTCAAACGGCAAAATCAAAATTGCCGACGTTGAAACCATTGCGCGTAACATGGGCGGTATGCGAGCTGACGTCTCAGCCGATGGCTGGTTAAAAATCGCAGCGCTTGGTGAGCAGTTCAAGACCGCTGGTGGTGGTAACGGTGGTGGCGGGGGTATCGCAACCGTAGGTACGATGCTCAAGATGATGGGTTTATACGGTTCGGGTAAGACAATTACCAATCGTGCCGTAACCGATCTGATGGGCGCCGATATCCTCAACGAATTCAAGGACGGCGATGCTGAGAAGGCGTTCAGAGAAAACGCTAAAAATATCAAAGAATTTACCAAAATGATGAAGAACGCGGGCTTCAAGGACTTGAAGTCGATGGGCGAAGATCCGGTTAAGTTCTTCTCATCTTTACGCGGTCAGATTCTTGATTACATGATGCGTGAAGATAACTTCACCCGCTTCTTTGGTGAAGGGACCAAGCGTTGGACCTACAACCAGAAAGGTCAGATGATCAACAGCGAAGGCAAAGTTGTTGATCCGAATGAACAAAACAAAATTGAGCGCACGGGCTTTACTCGTTGGGCTTCTGGCATGGGCTGGTCAAATAAAACCGTAGACGGTTTGACCACCATGTTAGATAAACGCTTCATTGACCGCGCAAATGAAGTGGCAGAAAGCGCTAAACGTTCAGCAGAAAGTCAGCAGGCCCTAAAAGAAGCTCAAGACACATTAAAGGGTAGCACAGACAACCTAATGGCTTCATTGGGACGTTTGGCTGAATCATTTGCTCCGCTTCTACCTTTTTTAACGGGCTTCGTTAATGGTCTAACCAAAGCGGTAGACGGCATTGCAAACTTGATGAATTTGCATCCCGCAATTGCCATTGTGACAGGTCTTGGAGCTGGTTTTGGCGCCCTAACCTTAGCGACAAGTTTATTTTTTGGGAAATTAAGCCTAGTTAGTCGCCTAGTTACAACACTCCTTCCTGCATTGGGTGGCTTGGGTAAGACTGCTCAAACCTCTTCCGGTCAATTGGCTACCGCAACAAGCACTGCAAATAACTTAGGGCAGGCGGTATCAAAAATGGGCGATGGCACAAAAAATGTTGTGCCTAAAGTTTCCAATATGAGTACACGCGTCCTTGGCATTTTGGGCGGCATGTTACGCTGGGCAGGCTGGGTCGGGTTAGGACTTCTTGTAGGTCAAATGTTCATTTCTTGGCTTGATAGCGTCAACAAGAATGAAACCCCGTTAAGATCATCCTTCCAACGGTTAGTGCAAGGCTTACGGGATGACCTGATCGCAGGGTTAAAAGGTCTACATACCATCTGGAACAATGCTTTAATCCAGTTAGGCATTGATACAGAAAACGCACGCCGTAATCTCCGTGATTTGGCAAACTACAAAGGCGAAGTTTTAAAAATCCCAGTTAAAGGTGTAACGGCTGAAGAGGGCGGTGGCTTTACCTCAACACCTGCAACCCGTGAACTTGGCAAGAAAATCACCAAATTGCTTGAGAAGCGGGAGCTTGTACAAAAGGGGAAAGGCTTCTTAACGAATGCGCTTGACGGTGGCAAACAGCAATTAAAAGAAATTGACGATATGCTTGCCGGGTACAGACGCGGCATGAAATTAGGCGGGCTGGTTTATATCGAGAAAGGCCCATACGCTGGACAAGTCGTTCTTAAAAAGGACATTGAAAAGAACGCCAAGCTTCTCAAAAATAAGCAGAAGCAAGCTGCTGCCGCTAAAACTTCGTCTGCAACCTCTACAGGAAGTGTATTACCTACACCGTCAAATCTTGCCGATTATTCTGCACCGGCAATTGGTTCTGGTGGAGGCTCAACGCCTAAAGAGAAAACTGGACGAGGTTACGATCGCCAATGGAACAACCTATATCGTGCTGATGTTGAGAAAGCCTTGTTGGGCGCTCAAGACCGCGAGACTGATATTAGTGAAATTCTCGGTCAGCCTGTTGACTACCTCAAGAGAGCGAAGAACGACTTTATCGAGCGTTGGATGAGCGGAAAATGGGATGACAATAATGACCCACGCTCACGTCCATTCACGAAGGGTACATACAATCCTGATACAGGTTGGACTAAGGATCAAATTGACTGGGACGGCATGTACAAAGGTCAACATGTCAATGAGTTCCTTAACGCCCAAATGAAGAAGTTGATGGCCGATGACTACAAGGCATCAATTCAGTTTGCCGCTGAAAGATCGGCTTCAACAGATGAGGACTTTAAGAACGTCCTTGATCAATTTGTCGAGAATGACACCAAGAAATCTGATGCCTTAATGGCTTTAGAACGTCAGTTCGCCCGTTATGAAGTGCGTAATCCAATGGCACTTCAAGCAGGCGGTTATAACGACTTCAAGGACTTTGCGCTTAACCATCAGGTGGCCAAGGACACTTTATCCAAAGCTTATGAGTCTAAAAACATCAATAAACAACTCTCCATTGACCTAATGGATAGTGAAGTTGATCGACGTCAATCTTCTGCCGACTATGCGTATGATGAAGTTGCCAAGGAGATCAATGAGCAGCGTAAGGCGCTAGAAAAGCGGATTCAGATTACCAAAACCATGATGGAAAACGATGAGGCTGCCAAGAAGGAATATGCAGAACTCATCAAAGCCAAAGAGCTGGCTGAAGAGGAATTCACCAAGCGCTTAATGCTTGAAAATGAAAAGCGTGTTCGCGCCTCTGAATCCGCAACACAGCAGATGCTACGCCAATACCGTGATCTGAAAGTCGGTATTGAAAGCATTAACCAGAAGTGGACAGAAAGTGCTATCGACTCAGTTGCCGACCTCATTACAGGACGGATGAGTTTCAAGGACTTCGACTGGCGTCAAATTGGATCTGATATTTTTGCCGATTATGCAAAAGTCTTTGTAAAAGATTCAGCAAGTAAGCTAATTACCAACGTAATGGGTAACCAATCCATTTTTGATCTTGGTAAATCCTTATTGAGCGGTAAAGCTGCTGGCGGAATGGGCTGGGCATCAGACTTGCTAAATAGATGGCGCGGTTTAGGTCCTTATGCTCCGGCTGTTGACCCAAATACAGGCGAATCTACAAGTGCTGCGGTCAATACTGAAATTACTGACACTATACCGCTATTTGACAAACTACGCGCTACCTTAAATCCACTGACTCAAGGATTAAGTTCATTATGGGAAAATGTCAGCAGCGCATCACAGGGTCTTTGGACTTTTGCGTCAGATGCTATCAGCAAGGCAATTAATGCTTTGTTCCAATGGGCAACAAGCCTGTTAGCATCAAGCACAGCTTCCAGCGGCTCATCGGGCGGTAACTGGTTAGGTACATTGTTCCAAGTCGGAATGGCCGCTTATGGAGCTTACAGCGGTGCAGGAGCAGGTATTGGAGACATTAGTAGCGGTGCTTCATATCAAGTCGGCGGTGGCTTCAACAGCGCTGTAGGTTGGAGTGGTACATCACAGTTCGCCAAGGGTGGAATTTTTACCAACTCTATCGTGAATGAACCTACACCGTTTATGTTTGCCAAGGGTGGAAGTTTTGCAAACGGTCTGATGGGAGAAGCAGGGCCAGAAGCAATCATGCCGCTTACTCGCGATTCATCGGGCAGACTCGGTGTTTCCATGTTGGGAGCGGGTGACGCTTCAAACGACATGCAAAATCACGTTCAAATCCAAATCACCGTAAACAACGATGGAAGCTCTTCTACAAGCGCATCTGGCGGTGATGCTCAAGAATATAAACAAATGGCGAAGCAGGTCGAAGCCATTGTCATGAGCACCTTGGACAAACAAAGCAGACCGGGAGGAAGATTATATAAGAAATAATATAATTACCCCTTTAATATTAGTAAGCGCTTACTTATAATTAGGTGGGCGCTTAATTTCATTCTGAGTCTTATGGAATTTATTTGGAAGCCCGATTTGGGCGCTGAAAAGTCGAAAAAACCTTCCGTCTCTACGGTCAAGTTTAATGATGGCTACGAAGCCCGTATTCCAAATTCTATTAACCCAAGTTTGCGGGTATGGAACTGCACCTTTACCAACAACCTGCAAACGGCAAATGAAATTGACGAGTTTCTTAACAAAGCCAATGGCACAACCGCGTTTGATTGGATTGACCCACAAGGCAAAAAGGGCAAGTTCGTCTGCCGCGAATGGAAGATGAATCAAATCAAATTTGGTGTTTTTCAGATTACCGCAGTGCTTGAAGAGGTTTATGAATAATGGGCGAGAAAATCGCTGTAGCTGAAATTCAATCGTTGTCACCAACAGCAGAAGTTGAACTGTTTGTTATTGATACAACTAAATTTGGGGGCGATGTTATTCGTTTTTGTTCTGGCGTAAATGCGTTTCACCAACCGATCTACTGGCAGGGAGAACGCTATGACCCTTTGCCTATTGAAGCAAGTGACTTTGATGTAAGCAGTCAGGGCACTTTGCCTACGCCTAAGCTAATTCTGGCAAACGTAAGTGGCTTATTTTCGTCACTTGCGGCGGAGCTGGACAACCTTATTGGATGCAAGGTTATCCGTAAACGTACATTTGGCCGCTTCCTTGACGAAGTGAACTTTCCTAATGGAAATCCCGAAGCCGACCCAACGCAACATTTGCCAGATCAAATTTGGTTTATTGATCGAAAGGTTAATGAAAGCCGCGTTTCAATTGAATGGGAATTGGCATCAGCCTTTGATTTCCAAGGCGTTCAACTACCTTTCGGTCAGGTGACCAAGAATGCATGTCGCTGGCAGTACCGTTCGCCAGACTGCGGTTGGACAGGCGGTTATTTCACAAAGGATGACAAGCCGACAGATGACCCGAATCTTGATGCCTGCGGGAAACGGGTTAGCTCTTGTACTTGCCGATTTGGTGAAAATGCCGTTCTTCCATACGGCGCATTCCCAGGGGTGCAGCGCGTATGATCGACACACGCCTACTTAATGAAATTAAACAACATGCGATGGATTGTTATCCAAATGAAGCTTGTGGCTTTATTGTTGTCAATAAATATAAGTTAGCGCTTACTATAAAATGTCGTAACGATTCGCCGTTCCCGAAAACTCAGTTTCTTATTAATCCCGATGAGTATCTTCGCGCAGAACAGGAAGGTGAAATTGTTGGTGTATGGCATACGCATACCAATGGCAATCCGAAGCCAACCGAATCTGATTTGGCCGGCTGTGAAGTGACAGGCTTGCCTTGGTACATGCTAATGGTCGAGAAGAAAGGGGACGAATTCCACTTTAACGATCTCGTAGAGTTTTCACCAACCGGATATGAAGCCCCATACGAAGGTCGTCCATATGTATATGGCTCTTTCGATTGCTGGACGCTTTGCCGCGACTTTTACCTACGTGAGTTTGGTATCGAACTTCGTGACTACCCGCGTGTAGAGAAGTTCTGGACCAATGAAGAAACCAATTACTTCATCAATAAGTACGAAGAAGTAGGGCTTGTCGATGTGACAAATCAGCCCCTTCAGTACGGCGACATTCTCTTCATTCAAACCGACGGAAGTGGCAACCCGAACCACGCAGCCATTTATGTCGGTACAGAAAAAATCCTTCATCACTGCGAGGGTCGTTTATCTCGCTACGACGCCTATGTCTACGGCTCCTACTGGCTTAAGCACACTGTTAAGCAAATGAGGCACAAAAGTAAATGTTAGTCGATGTTTATTTGCATGGAGAACTTGGAAAGAAATTTGGCAAAAAGTGGAGCGTTGCCGCGCGAGGTCCAAGTCACGCTTTAAGACTTATCAACGCAAATACCTCTGGTTCATTGGTCAACTGGTTGCGTGAAAAAGCAGCCAAATTCGCTCATTACCGCGTTTTATGCGAATTCCAAGATGGAACCAAGCGTCAATTATCTGATGAGGATTTTGGCTTGGTTCACGGTGAACTCAAAACCATTCGTTTTGTACCTGTGGTTGTCGGTGCAGGTGGTAATGGTGTCTTGCAAACAGTGGTCGGTGTTGTCCTTCTAGTTGCCAGTATTTGGTATCCAGCTTTATTACCAACAGCATTCGGGATGCTCGCAGGCGGTATCTCTCAATTACTTGCGCCTAAACCTAAGAAAAATGGCGAGTCCCAACGAAGAACGTCCCATTACTTCAATGGCACTGAACAGACCGAAGTTCAGGGCGGACCAATTCAGCTCATTTACGGCAGATGTCTAGTTCAGGGAACGCCTATTTCAGTCGCTATGTCGATTGACCAGTTGTTGTTTGAAGGCGAATAAGCAAGTTAATTTGGGAATGATGTATGAACGCTAAAATTAAGAAATTTGGTTTTCCTTTACCAATTGCAGGGGCTTCTGGAGGCAGCAAAAGCCCTTCCGTGCCGAGAGAAGATCCAGATAACCTTCAATCTAGCGCGTATGTAAATATCATTGATCTAATTGGCGAAGGTCAAATCGGTGGTCTGGTCGATAACGTTGACGGCGACAGTCTTACCGAAAAAGAAAAATCAATCTTTTTTGATGGAACACGCTTACGTCATACAAACGGTGAACTGAACTTCGCGAATGTGTCTTGGGCGGAACGGGTCGGTTTACAGCGACAAGACTACATCGAAGGATTTGGCGAAGGGGTAGAGACTCCTTTTTACAAAAACGTACAGCTTAAATCCGGCATCCCTAGCGCATTTACGGTTTCAAACCCGAATGCAGATCGCGTTCGCATCATTTTGGCCGTGAACTCTCTTTTGTCTACCGATCGCAGCTCCGGCGATACCTATGGCACTTCCGTAGAGTTCCAAATCAAGTTGTCGGTAAACAACGGCCCTTATGAAATCCTTGCAACTAAAAAAATCACTGGTAAAACAACATCACGTTATCAGCGTTCTTTCTCTTTCGACCTTCCAAAAAAGAAAGCTGACGGTACACCAATTACCGCTTGGTCATTCCAGATCACAAGAACAACCCCAGATTCAAATTCATCGTACCTTCAAAACACAACATTCTTCGAGAGTTACTCGGAAGTTGAATTAACCAAGTTTTCATATCCAAACGTTGCATTGGTCGCTACCCGATTCAGTTCAGAAACGTTTAGTTCAATTCCTAAACGTGAGTATCTGGTAGATGGTCTATTAATCAAGGTTCCGTCAAACCGCAATAAAGACGGGTCATACACAGGGCCTTGGGATGGTACTTTCAAGCTTGAGTCATCAAGTAACCCTGCATGGATTCTGTATGACCTGTTACTTAGCAAACGTTACGGTCTAGGCGAATACATTACGCCTGAAATGATCGACGAAAGCCGTTTGTATGTAATTGGTCAGTATTGCGATCAGCTTGTAGACGACGGTTTTGGCAACAAAGAACCGCGATACACAATTAACTGCGTTATCAATACTCGTGTTGAAGCGTATGACCTCATTGTCGATATTTGCTCGGCATTTAACGGCATGGCGTATTGGGCAGGCCATATGGTGGGCTTTACCATCGATGCGCCAGGCACTCCGCAAATGCTGTTCAACAATACCAATATTGTTGGCGATTTCTCTTATCAGGGAACTTCGAATAAAGACCGTCATTCAGTCGCGGTAGTTACATGGAATGATCCGAATGACGACTACAAACAAGTTCCAGAAGTAGTTGAAGACCCTGAACTCATTGAACGCTATGGCATTCGCAAAACAGAAGTCATGGCATTCGGGTGTACGTCACGCGGTCAAGCTGCTCGTTATGGCCGTTGGTTGCTATACAGCGAGCACCAACAGTCAGAAACAATCACATTCAATGTCGGCATTGATGCAGCTCTCCTATTGCCGGGTGATTTGATTTACGTTCAAGACCGTGACCGCGCGGGTAAACGTTTTGGTGGACGTTTACTAGATTGCACAGCCAAACAGGCAGTTCTTGATGATCTGGTTGATTTTGGGGAATTTACTGATTTGACGCTTGTGATCCGTTTAGAAGATGGGTCATTAGCAGAGCGCGTAATTGCTTCTCATACCAAAAAGACAGTAACCGTTTCTGGACACACCAAAGAAGTAACAGTGGTGGAATGGGCTGAAGCCTTGACGGTTATGCCTGTCAAATACGCTTTATGGATTATCAAAGCGGCAGAATTACAACCAGTAATCGCTCGCGTTGTAAACGTTGCTCAAGGTGAAGAAAAGGGCACTTATAACATTACTGCCGTTCCTCACAATCCTAACAAGTATCAATCTATTGAAAATGATTTGATGCTTGATGTTCCGCCGACTTCAATCTTGAACTCTCGCAATCAGGAACCTCCTGCAAGTGTCGAGATTAAGAGTGAAATTATTACCACTCAAAATGTCGCAAAAACTCGCCTCGTTATTAGCTGGAAAGAAGCGAAAAATGCAGCGCGTTATGAAGTCGAATGGAAACGCAATGATGGCAACTGGGTCAAGCTTCCACAGACCACTTCATTAAGTATTGAGGTTGAGGATGTATACGCGGGAGCCTATACAGCTCGCGTTGTTGCGTACAACCTTTTTGGCGCACGTTCTTATCCGAAGTATTCAACAAGCACCGACGTAAAAGGAAAAGTTGGCAAGCCAACTAATGTCCTTTCTTTGACAACCACGCCGTTATTGTTCGGCATGAAGCTCGATTGGGTTTATCCGGCAGGTAACTCTGACCTATCACATGTTGTCATTGAAGTGAGTGATCGGGCTGATGGTTCAAACCCTAGATTGCTCGGTAATGTTTCATATCCTACAAACACCTTGACTATTCAGGGATTACAGGGCGGTCTTGATCAATGGTACAGAACGAAAACCGTTGATAAGTCTGGCAATGAAAGTGATTGGTCGAACTTCGTTAAAGGCACGACTGGAAATGACCCAGATCAGGTACTTGATCTAATCTCTGGTCAAATTGGAGAAAGCGACCTTGCAACTGAATTACAGGGCAAGATTGAAAATTCAGTAACCGTATCTGAAGCCGCAAAGATTGTTGCTGACAACGCTCAAACGGCAGCAACAAACGCACAAACAGCAGCGACAGATGCCAAAACAGCAGCTTCCGAAGCTCAAAAAGCAGCAAGCTCTGCCCAGACACAAGCGTCATCGGCTCAACAAATCGCTAGTGAAGCAAGTGCAACAGCGGCTAACGCCAAAAATGCAGCAGACCAAGCGGTAACGGCTGCAAATCAAGCAAAAACAGCCGCAGATAATGCAGCGACAACGGCAGCTACGGCAAGTTCTACTGCATCAAAAGCTCAAACTACGGCAAACGATGCAGCCGCAGCCGCATCAAAAGTTGCTTCTGATTTAACAACCTCAACAAATCAGTTGAATAAGAAAATTGCTGATGAAACTGATGCACGCACAGTGGCAATTTCTAAACTGAATGATGGCCTGACAATTGAAACATCTCAGCGTAAGACAGAAGATGCGGCGCTGTTAAGCAATATTGAGACCTATAAGTCGAGCACAAATGGCACTTTGTCTAGTCTGCAAACGCAAATTAATACCAACGCGACAAATACAAGCGCAAATACATCAAAAATTTCTTCGCTTGACTCTCGTTTAACCACAAACGAAGGCAAAACAGCAGATGCGATTAATGCAGCGGCAACAGCTCAACAAACCGCAAGTTCAGCGGTAGACAAGGCTAATGCTGTTGCAAACTCCGTTACTGCTCTTAAATCAGAATTAAGCAGCGGAAAAGGCATTAATAACATTGTAGCTCCCTTCTCGGATCCGCAAGAACTTCCAGCTCTTGGTGGGGCGAGTCGTACCGTAGCTTTGGTGGACTCTGCGTTACGTCGAAACGGCAAGGCTTACAAAGTGTCATTCACGGCGGCGGCTCATTATGTGTATTTCGGCACCGCTCAAGCCGCTCTAGCACCATCACAAATGGCGATGCAAGTTGAAGCGGGGCGCGCTTATACATTTAGCGTTTGGTTGAAGGCTTTATCAACAGCCGTTCCGTCATTCCGTTTCAACATCCTGTGGTTTATTCGTGACCCTAGCACTGGAAACATCACAACAAATGCCGGAATCATTTTTCCACAAGGTCAAACAGATTCTTACATTGCTCCGAACGCTAACGGCCAACGATACTCATTTAGACCAGTCAACTCACCTGCAAATGCAATCGGCGCTACCGTCTATGTCGTAGGTAACCCTTCAGGGCCTTCTGCCGGCGAATACCTCATCGATATGTTGATGCTTGAAGAGTCTGTCGGTTCCGAAAAGCCTGCTTCTACGTGGACGGCGGGTCCTGCTGATCTAAATGCGATTAAGAATGCCTTAGATACAAACGCTGTAGCAATCAACAACCTAATTACACGCGTTTCGAACAACGAGGGGAAAATTACATCTCAAGGCAATTTGATCACGCAACTAAACAACAGCATTAATACGATTAATGGAACCCTTTCAAACAAAGCGGATGCTACAGCTTTAAATGCATTAACAACTCGCGTTTCTAATGCTGAGGGGCAAATTTCATCACAAGGGTCGTCAATTGTCTCTCTTCAAAACGATCTAGCATCTACCAACAAAGCCGTTTCAACCAAAGCTGACTCAAGCGCTCTCAATTCTTTGGATTCAAAAGTCTCAGAAATTGATGGCCGAGTAACAAGTAATGCCAACGCTGTTACATCTCTTCAAGGTAGTGTTTCGAGCATTGAGAAAGGACTTTCAACCAAAGCAGACGCATCTGCATTAAACAACTACTACACAAAAACTGAGGCTGATTCTGCCGCCTCTGGCGCAATCGACAAGTTCAACAGTCAATTGACGATTGGTGGTGTAAACGTTGTTGCGAACTCCGAAGCTCCTCGCACTTCAACTGCCGCAACGAATCGCGAATATTTACTGTATGAACGTAGCGCCGAATTAAAAGCGTTCTATGACGAAAACCTTGAGAAGCCAATCACGATTTCGTTTGAAATGAGCGTTCCTGTGGCTGGACCGGTTCAAGTTTATTCGTCAAATGGTTCTGCTCACCAATTCGTTACTTCCGTTAATGCAATTATCGTAAATCAATTTGCCAAATATTCAGTAACAGTTAGTCCAAAAGCGCATACGGCAAGTACAACTGTTTCGACAATTGAGTTCTATGGAACGTATGGAACTGGCCGTATCCCGACGATTCGTAAATTACAAATTGAAGCGGGCACAAAGGCTACCGCTTGGAGTCCAAGCCCTCGTGATACAAAGGCTGCAATTGACGCCAATGCTTCTGCAATTCAAACGACCCAAACAAAAGTTGACAATATCGATGGTCGGCTAACCACTGCTACAGATTCGATTACGTCACTAAATTCGCGCATGTCTACAGCCGAAGGAAATATCAACAGCACAAATACTGCGGTTGGTGGACTTTCGACACGCATGGCAACCGCTGAGGGCAAGATCACCAATCAAAGTGATTCAATTGCATCGCTACAAAATAGCGTCACCTCAATCAATGGAACACTGGCAAACAAAGCCGATTCAAGCGCGGTCAATAACTTAACTAGCCGAGTGGAAACAGCCGAGGGCAAGATTTCAAGTCAAAGCGGGCAGATTACTTCGCTTAGCAATAGCCTTGATCTAACAAACAGTAACTTGAACGACGTAAACGTTCTGGCGCGACTGTTATCTCTTGGCAAGCCTCTACGCGACGATCCAACTTTCAAAACGACCTCTGCTGGTGGTTTATCTGCATACAGTTTCCCTGCGGGAACTTCATGGGTTAAGCAAACTAAGTCAACAGACAACCCAACTGGCTCAACCCATGAAATGTTGATCAAAGCAACTCAAGCGTTGGGTGGTGGTTGGTATCCAACTGCACCTACGCTTGTACTCACTGCAAATAAAACCTTCTTAATTAAACAAATTATTAAGATGCCAGTGGGTACAAAATTACAAGCCATCGGTAATGCTACGGGTACGGGTGGATACATCCGAATCTTGGGTAATGATCTAGGAACTGGCAAATTTGAAACGTACTACTCTGTCGTACAAGGTGGGGCTGATTTAAGTGGCTCTACTATTCAAGGTCATTTCCGCGTAATTGCCGGTACTAACCCGCCAGTACCAACGGTTGATAATCCAGTCTTTGTGATTCTTGCTTCATACGAAGTATTTGATGTAACGGCTGTAAACGACACCATTCCAAAAGCTTATAGCGATGCTATTGCAGCCAATGCGAATGCGATTAACACCCTGTCAAACACTGTCAGCCAGCAGGGTAATACCATTACTTCCCATAGTAATTCTATTACTCAACTAAATAACAGCATTTCAAGCATCAACGGCGCACTTTCGAGTAAAGCGGATGCGAGCGCATTACAGTCGCTTGATTCAAAAGTAACACTAATCGACGGCAAAGTTACATCTAACTCTTCTGCATTAACAGCGTTGCAAAGCAGCTTTGAGGGAATTCCAAATCAAGGCGTGAACTTGCTCGGCCCTGAAATTTCCAACCCAATCGAAAAGCCAAATTGGATTTCAGGTCTTCCATTTGAAGTTATTCAATCACCAGATACGGTGAATGTGCGTGCGTTCCAATTCACGATGCCTGCCAACACCACTAGCGGCACTTACTTCAACATTGGTGGCGGCCAAGTTCCGCGACAGTGGCTAACAGAAGGTACATACATTTTTAGTTTTGTTGCCAAAACTGTTGGCGGGACACCACCGCATGCTATTGAGTGGCAACTCTACAATGTAGATAGTACACGCCTGCGCTTTAATATTACCGCAACATTAACCCGCTATAGCGGGGTGTTCACGGTGCCCGCTGGTGGTGCCGCTGCATGTATGCTGTTAATCGGAAACCCTACAGGCAAACCTGCGGGACAAGTTATCAATATCGAAAGAATGATGCTTGAACGGCAAGTTGGCAACAACACAACCCCTTCGGCTTGGATTGCAGGTAGCGACCCAACCGGAATGATTCTTTCAACGCAAGCCAAGGCGACTGATTTATTCAACACAGCCACTAGCCAAAACGCCGCGACTGCGGGACGCGTCACTAGCCTCGAAAGTCGCATGACGACCACAGAAGGCAATTTAAACAAAAAGGCTGATGCTTCTGCGCTTCAAAACCTCGACACGAAAGTTACGAATGTCGATGGCAAAGTAACGTCAAATACCAATGCCATTACAGCTTTAAGTTCAACTTTAAGCAACGCTACTTCAAGCATTTCAATGAATGCGGGTAATGCACAGGGCGATTGGACATTCTTTAATACGTCAGGCGAATACTCAATTGTTGCACAAGCGGATGGCCAAGCGGGTCGTGTTATTCAACTTGGAAATAATGCTGGCAATGATATTGTTTGGATGCATCCGAATAACTTCATTCCTTTTGATGCAACTAAGACATATCGACTTCGTGCGCGGTATCGCCGTCGTGCCGGAACAGGCACAATTTACCTCGGTGTCTCTCAGAAAACCCCAGACAAGGCACTATACGTAACAACAGCCAACGCATTATCGGGCGACATGGGATCTTCTAACTATGTCGTTAATGCCCACGCGCCTGCGATCGATGAATGGCAAGAAATCGTTGCGTATATCAAAGGTCGATCAGCAGGAGCGGCATCAGGTTCAGGCTCAAAAACAAGCCCACGTACTGTTTCACAACAAGCAGGCTTCATCACGCCGATGTTTATTGCAAACTATTCGGCGCAAACGGGCATTGTTGAGCTTGATTACCTAATTCTGGAAGATGCAGAGGCAATTGTTGCCAATGATGCAAATGCATCAGCGATTAGCGCTCTTGATACCAAAGTATCAGAAGTTGATGGACGCTTAACGACAGCAACAAATTCAATCACTTCGCTTAACTCTCGTATGAGTGCAGCAGAAGGGAATATCTCAGCGGCAAACTCGGCTCTAAGCGGTCTTTCAACGAGAATGACGGCTGCTGAAAATGGTTTAACCAATCAAAGTAATGCGATTACTAATTTAAGTAACAGCTTAACGGTTACAACCAATACAGCGAACGCTGCATTGCCTAAGATTCAGGGCGGTACTGGCGCAGCTAAGTTATTTAGAGGCGTTCTTGTATGGCAGCAAAACGGCGCAAATCTAACTGGCAATATCGTAATCCAAACGCCAATTACCTTCACAAATAAAATGTTCCGACTTTCACTTACTGGCTATAACTACTTGGCCGCTAAGAATGAAATTAATCTGAACATTGGGGGTTATGCATATTCGGGCACCTCTCTACTTCAACATGGTGTAGTGAATTCGGGCACCATGCCAATTCGAGTTCGCATGGG